ATTTTCTAACAAATTCTTGAATTTTTGCATGATTAACCTAAAACTATATCATATATATATCACTTGTTTATTTTTTTATAACTATCACAATATAACACAATATTATAAAATTAAATCACATTATATAAAGGAAAAAGACTTATAAGGAAGTATTTCCACACAGTACCAGCTCCATATGATCTACGCCAGGTGCATATATCGAAAAAGCTAATTTTGGACTTTACTCAGATACAAACACAGGTACAAATCGGAGGGGGGTTGATTATCTCTTTCCACCAAAGTAGGAAACAGCGTGGCCCTCTTTGACAAGCACCTGGTTTAAATTAACACCATTAACAAATAACTCACCAAGAGGACGACCAAACTTACCATCACCATAATACTTGATAATACAAACTCTCTCCTTGCCTAACAGTTCAACGAGGCGTTTTTTTGCAGACTTGCCTCTTAACTTCTCTTCCCTATTACGCGTACGAGTTTCGGGGGCATTAATTCCGTACATCCTTACACGTTTGGTCACTGATATCCCAAAGGGAAAAGAAAATACGACATCAACAGTATCACCGTCTAGTACACGTATGACCTTAGCCTCAAATTCAGGCTCGTTCAATGCCTAACGTTGATTTTTGGCTCCGATTTATCCTCAGTGGGTAATTCATCCTCTAATTTGGCAGCGACCAGAGTTCCTTGGCATCGGAACAAACATCTCCACAACCCCCTTTTGCTGTGACTACCTATCGTTTCCTGGCAAACTATGCAGATGACTCTACTGATTTGGTTGTTTGATATCATCTACCTCCCCCATATTTCGGCCACACGCTTTGCAAATTAGATACTTGTAAAATCCTGATTTGATTATTGCAAAACTGATATGTTTGCATTCATCCTTGGCATTTATAAACCCCTTGGCCACCACTATCTTCTTGTTTAGTTTTACCATTCTTCATCATCTGGGAATGGGTTCTTTTTTACTGGCACAGGAATCTTTTTCCATTTTATGGTGTTCATAACAGCCCAAAATAATTCGTTTCTTTCTTTTACCATACAGATCCCTTATCCGAGCAGTCCATCTCTGCCCCACAGTTGAAACATTTGATGTGACATGGTTGAATGTCTTTCATTTCTCCATTACATCTCTCACATAATTTTATATCTTTCAAATTTTAAGTAACACCTCTCGCAACATTTCTTGCCATTCCATCTCTTTTCTTCTAGATCGTCCTTTACTTTCCAACAAGTATAACAGGTAAAACTCATTTCATATCACTGTTGTCTATATTACCGTCAAATATATATCTTTTATCTCCTTTTCTGGGAGTAACGTTTATTATTTTATCTCCTTCAAAGTAATTATTGTATATTTCTGGTTCATTTGATAGATTTCTCTCTTCTTCATAGCGTTTTTTCTGATTGTTCTCTTTCATACTTTTTTGTATGAAACTAACTGTCCATAGAAAAATAAACACTGCCCCTACAGGCCATAATATTCCAGAGACAACTAGAAATATTCCTATAAAAAGCCACCAATTACTAGCCATACATATCCTCCATTATATATTCGTTTATATGCACATCCTTATGTTTCAATACAACGTAGAGATGACTCATATCACCCCTGTATTTCCACTGGCAGTCTTCACAATCAAATTTTACTTTCACGTTACTCAATATCACTACACCAACCACTTATATAAATCTTATCAACCAAAAAAAACGGTGGCTTCGCCACATCAACTCCACCTTCGTAGCATTCGTTTGCGAAAAATGTCGATTATACGGCTGCTAAGTGTTCGTGCGCCATAGATAGACTGAATACGAGAAACATCGTGGTTATGTAGTACAACCCTGCCATTGTAGTAAGGATACATTATACAAGTTTTATGTTCCTCGCAATGCTTAAGGCCGATTGAGTGACCACACTCGTGAAGTAATGTATGTATAATGTTATATGTACGAAGTTTAGTTTTGGTTTTTGGTGGATACTTGTCGGGGTATACCTTATGTGCGTTTAGAGACTTACCATCTGTTGTCCATATCACACTGTCGTTAAATGTTATATCACCCCCAATTTTTTGGTTACTAGGAAAATATGCATATGCCAAAGTACCAGGTCTATCCCTGAACATTTTATCTTCTTCCTTTGGTAAGAATCTCATCTCTATGTCTGCTGTGCCTGTTCTTATTCTTTTAAATCTTATATCCTTTGTTCTTAAACCCCACTGCCTTAATGCTATTGTTAATGCCTTATCTTCAAACTTATCATCTGGAAAATTCTTTGATTCATTTGTTACCTTGTATGTAACATAACCAAACTTTCTTACTCTCCCCCTTCGATCCTTGTATTTTTTTGGCTGCCATTTATGCTTCCATTCTTCTATTACACTTAATGCTAATCCTTCAAAATTACAATCTGTTTTTTCATCATTATCCCTAATAATACAGAATGTACTCATATTAACACACTATGTTAAGTTGTACACAATACTTTTTTAATGTTTCAGCTCTTTCTGCAATATTATCTGCCTTTATTTCATCTATGGTTTTGTACTGTGTGGTATCTGTAAAATTTGGTGTTGAAAATTCTATTCCTAGATCTATATTTGTTGCTATACTAGACACTCCTAATACCCCTACCAGTATTATGATAGTTGCACATATTCCAAACCTTTCGTAATTCAACCCATCCACCCAAATGTAGTGTATACTTTAGGAAGACATATTGTTTTTGTCTGTGCTGCGTTTGGATTCCAAGTATCACAGTCTTTTTCTACTGTCATAGTGTCAGGTAAAGCATCTATATATATAAATGTTATGTATAAAACCCATACCACTAATATAATAAAACCTATTTTTATAACCTTTTTTAAATATTCGCTAATCATCAAATCCCTCAAGTTCTCTTATCTTATCTTCTGTGAGGAATTTAAGTTTCCAGAATGTTTTTTTGGCCTGCTTTGTTATATCTTCAGCAGATTTTTTAGCGAAGGCTAGTGTGAACCAATCGAATATCTCATTAAAGTCTTCTGCTTCTAATTCAACCATTACTTCCACGCAACCCTCTCTAATGAATCTATAAGTTTACTATATAACATTCTATCCTCTTCCTTTATTATTATTGACATACCCTCTAATATGCCTGATATTGAACCTAAGAACGTTTGATAGTCTTCACCATTAAACTCTTGTAGTTCTTTAATACTTTCTAACTTGAAAGACTGTAATACGAATTTCGATGCAATAGATATTAACTCCCATTCCTTCATAGAAAAATATCATCATTAATACAGATAAAGATTGTGGGCTGGCTAGTAAAACCAGGCTTCTCCATAGAGCGTGCATACTCACACTACCCACATCTTTATAACTAACATATTAAATATAAATATATGGTATTAGGAAGATCATCAACAGTGGAAGAGGAACCAAAACCTAAAAAGAGTTGTAAATGCACTATAGATGTGAGAGACATAACTTGCTCACAACATGGTGGTTAATTACAAAATAGTTACAATTCCTTAACAAAGTTTATATATTGTTGTTATAATCATATAATATGGGAGTTATTGATAGAGTTAAAGGTATTTTTAATTTTAAATCTAAATCCTATACAGAATCAACAGTAAGGCCTAGCATTGCTCAGCCTTATATGGCAACTGATACTGGTGCAAAATTACCAATATTTCCATTCCCACTCATAATGATCTATGAGTTGGCAGATAATATAGATGCTCTTAGGATACCCATTGAAACAGTTAACCGTGAAATGTTTAAGAATGGATTTGAGATAGTAGAGATGTGGAAATTTAAATGTGCTAACTGTTCAAAGGAATTTCAATATGCTCCATTGGCAGGAGATACAAAAGACGCACAACCACATTCAACGAATGAAGATAATGAAAGTATTGTAGGATCAACTACATCATCAAAGGCACTTAAAGCCTCAAAAGATAAACCACAATTTCCAGTAAGACAACCAGGAGATAAACAGTTACACCCAGAAGGCCCACTACAATGTGATACTTGTGGAAGTACAGATTTATTAAGACCAGCACCAGAAAACAGAAAGGTTCTAGAGGATTTATTAAACAAACCAGTCAACGATAACGAACAATCATTAGAAGATATAACTAGAATGTTAGAACGTGATTTAGAGATAGCAGACAATGCATATCTATTAGTATTAAAAAATTACTTTATAGATGACAGTACAGGTGAAATCATTCCAGAGAAATCTGAAATAAAAGAACTGATAAGAATAGACCCACCACAAGTTGCAATGATTGCAGATAGTGATGGTAGAGTTGGATATGATGATAAACATAATCCAGTTTATGTATGTCCAAAGTTTGAGCATAGAGCAAAGAGACTAGTAAGCGATAGATGTGATATGTGTGGTACAAAAGCATTAAAGGCAGTAGTTGAAGTTAACTCTGTTTATTCCATTGGTATACCACAACCAAAGAGGGTTATCTACGGAGAGGGTGAGATAATTTGGAGATCTGGTAAATATAGGCCAGGATTATTATATGGTTATTCTCCTATCTATGCAGTATGGTCAAAGGTAATGTCTTTGTCACACATGGATGAATATATTAGAAAATACTTTGATAAGATGAGACCTCCAAGAGGTATGTTAGTGATTGCTTCACGTAATTACGAAACATTTAGAAAGTCATGGGATGCACTTGAACAAAAGGCTACAGAAGATCCATACATGATACACCCACTATTAGTTGAATCTGATAAGCCAGGTGGTAAGAACATGGCACAGTGGCTTGACTTTACTGGTTCTCTTAAAGAGTTAGAGTTTATTGCAGTAAGAAAAGAACTTAGAATGATTATCGGTGCAATATATGGAGTACTTCCATTATACTTTGGTGAACTACCAACTGGTTGGTCACAGGAAGGTTTGCAAGTTACAATTACAAACAGAGCAATAAAATGGGGCCAAGACATTCTATTAAAATCATTCTTAAAAAAATTAGCATTCATGAGTGGTGTAACTGATTGGGAATTAAGATTAAAGTCTGGTGAAGAGACAGATAGATTAAGAGACTTACAGATACAAGGTGTAGAGATTGAAAACATGAAATCATTACAGGGATTAGGATTTGAAATTGCAAGAACACACACAGGTGAATTCAAAGTTTCAAAGGATCCAGTTATAACAACTGCCGAGATGATAGGAATGTCTGAAGATCCAGAAGAAAAACCAGAAGGATTGAAACCAGGTGGACGAGGTAGAGGTACATCAGCACCAAAAGAAGACCAACAAAGGTTTGAAGGAGAGCCACAGCATAAATTACCATCCAAAGTAGGTGGAATAGCTGGTGGACACCCAGCAAGTGGACATGGAACTTCACTAAGTAGAAAAAACTTTCCAGATGGAATAACACCAAGTAACTTCAAAGTTGTAAAATCTACCATGCAAGACGCAGTAGATTTCGGATGGACAAAGAAAAAGACAATTGAAATGTTAAGAAAGAATGCAATTATGACAGTAAGAAACGCTAGAGAATTAGTAAAGAATGAATTTCAAGGTGCAAGGAGGTGGGAAGATGAAGAAGAAAGTTAAAGGAGAGCAGACAAAAGGAATAGTACAGGTAAAGCCAAAATCAGAAATAGTGGTACAAAAACATGGCATTGTATACAAGGTAGACGAACAAGTGAAGGAAGAGAAAAAACCTAAACTAACAAACGTATATTCAGCAGATTTTAAAATCATAGATGATACTATAGAATCTATTAAGAAAATAAGTAGAAAGGTTTCTACAAATGAATACTCTACAAACAATGTATATTTAATACTACAAAACGCATTGAAAAGAATAACATTAGCAGAGAAGTAATGGCAACTAAACTCAATGTAGATACTGGTGGTGAGTATATAGGTAAGAAACTATGGGAGAAACATCAAGGTGATGAGTATACTCATGTAAACCATTATAAAGAAGCTGTATGTATAAACTGTTTTAAAAAAGACGCAGCAGCAGCAACTATAGTTATGATATGTGGTGACTGTGCAGGTAAGCGTGGTAGGGAACCATTGTTAGCAAAGATAAGTGATAAATTTTATGGGTTATGTTATTTCTGTAGTGAGTATAAGTTTAATTTAGAGGAGATAAATGCAAGATTCTGTCAAAAATGTCATAGAAAGATAGCAGATGTAACAAAGGCATACAACAAGGCTGGTGGATTTATGTATACAGATCCTTTCTGGAAAAGAATGAGGAAGAAGAATGGTAAGGATTGGAAAGAGATATTCACAAAGAACTTGGGAAATAAAAGATAATTTAAATACAAAGAAAACTCCACTAATACATGGTAGAAGAAGTGTTTCCAAATCTTGGTTATGAGGTCATACTTATAGTCATAGGTATATTTTTGTCTGGTCTAGCAGCAAGTTTTGTAAGCCGATTTAAAAAGAGACAGGACTGTCTAGAACTGATACAAAAAAATGTGGAAGAGTTGAACAAAAGGTCTTATCGTATAGAAAAGACCATTATCATCCTTGCAAAATTACAAGAGGATACCATATCAAAAACACACCCTGAACTCAAGACTGAGTGGGAAGAAATTGTAAAGGAGTTATTAGACACAGAGTCACAGTATAAAAAAATTACTAATCTTGGTGCTTAATATTTTTTCTAGGTATACTCTCAAACTTCATTCCTTTTTTATATCTAGCTAAATCTGGTGGAGACAAGGTAAATTCTAATAGTACCTCTAGGTTTTTTAATCTAACATTAGTTTCTTTTAACAGTTCTATTATCTCACTAAAACCTGCAGCCCTAAATATAAAACTAGACAAATAGATTCAACCTATTGTTTGTGATATCATAGAATTTTTTCTTAAAATTTATTTTTGTTTTTTTATCTGGCCTTCCACCTATAACCTTGTCTACTCTTATACTCATCAATGGTTTTCTTAGTCTTCTTGGGAAGAATTCCAACTGGTTAGTCTTAGGATTATAAACAATGTTTTCTTTCTCTATTAATAATTCATCACCTTCTATATAATCAATTGCAGACCCATTTGTAAAATGGACTATTGTTCTTTGCAAAGATGGTCTCTCCTTCAACTTCGTTACATTTGTTACAACCCATAATCTATTTTCATGACAATCATATACATCGTAACCACTCACTGTTGGTTTTATGAACATATCTATTATGTGTGTTTGGAATGTCCAAGCATCAGTTTTTCCCTTGTATAGGTTATCATAGTCTTTCTTATCTGTATATATGTATATTGAACTCGCCATACTGCTGTATGAATATACTTAAATATAAAGCCTTCCATATTTATATATGACAAAGAAGTGTAAGTGTGGTAGTAAGAAGTATGGCTATGGAGATGGGGTACATGAAGTATGGATATGTTATAATTGTGGTTCTTTTGATGGTCAGGCACATGGAGATGAAACGTTCATAGATTTGATAATGCAAGATCCAAATATTGTATTAACATTGATACAAGCAGAAACACTTGTTCCTATAAGGGATTAATATGTCAGAATTTGAAGAATATGTTAAAGAAGAACTTAAAAAAATTGAAGAAAAAGTCGATGACAATACAGTCAAAACTATTAGATTAAAATTATTCGTGTGACTATCAAATTTACTATAATACTTTATATAATACCTCTTTGATTACTGTTTATGGTAGAAGCACTAATACTTGTTGCTATTGCATCAGCAATAGGAGCTGGTCTGAACACACTTAGAGGATGGTTACATTCTGATGGAGAAGCTTACTCTGTAAGACGACTCGCAGGATCACTGATTGTCGCTACTTTTGCTGCTCTGGCTATCGCTCAAGTCCAAATAGTTGATGGACTTTCAGACGCTGGAATCGTCTTGGTAGGTCTTACGATAGGATTTACTGCTGATTACGTAGTAACAAAAGCAAAGAAAGAGATCACCGAATAGACCTAAAAAGACAGGTATAAGGTATTATTTTACCAACCTTTACCACTTTTTACAATAACTTTATAAACAAAGAGTATATATCATTTGTATGGATAATATATTCTTTAGGACATTAGTCACAAAGAGTTTAATTGCTAATAGTAAGTCAGAAGATGACAGATTTTTCGAGGGTTTACTTACAGTTGAAATGAAAGATAAGCAGGGTGAAATCACTATAGTAGAAGAATTGTATAAGGTGTTACCAATTTGGATGGACAGGGGCGCTCCAATTACTGATACTCATTCAAACAGAGTGGTAGGCAAAGGTATAAATTACGCAAAGACAGAAGCGCAGGATAATGATGGTAATGTATATCCAGCTATTAAGATTACAGGTAAGATACACAAAGATTATGAATTAGATGATGATATATGGAAAAAGATACAAGATGGTACATACAAAGGATTAAGTTTTGGTGGCGCTACAAAGGCAGACAGAGAACCAATCACAATGAAAGATGGATCAATTGCATATGCTTTGACAGATTTAGAGCATTATGAGGTAGCAGTTTGTGAAGATCCAGCAGTTCCATTAGCATTAATAACTTCAGCTAGCCCATTGGCAAAAGCAACTATAGCACATGAAGAATTAGGCAATGGTAAAATGCTGATTAAATGTGATAAATTTGGCTGTTATGTGACAAAACCAGACTTTTCAAATACACAAGGAGATCATCATACTATGTATAATCAAGACGTAGATGAAGATACAAGTTCTGGAAGAAAACTAGGAAACACAACAAACCCAACAATAGCAGATCAGGACGAAGGAACTACAGATGCAGGTTGGACAGGAACTGGATATCCACAGCCAAAAATTTCAAAAGATAATATAGTAAAGCCAAAACCAGGACATAAGGATGGTGATATAACAAAACCAATACCAGACGGCAAAGGTGGAAAAGGAAGTTTTGATGAATGTGAATCAAAGAACCAAGATAAGAAAAATCCAGGAGCATTTTGTGGAAGTATGCAAGATGGAGTAGAGGGTAAAAAGAAGGATGGTGTCAGTCAAGAAAGATATGGTGGAGTTAGAGGCCTAGGTGGCTATAATACATCACAACAAGGATCAGATCCAATAGCACAGATATCTGAAGTAAAAAGACAGATAGAAGATACTGAAAAAGCCTTGGCAGATATAGTAGAAGACAAGAAAACACCAAGTTCAGATGGAAAAGCACAAGGATCTCATACAGTTAAAACGCTTAATCAACTAGAAATAAAGGCAAGATTAATTAATTTAGATAATGATGTAAATAAAATATTACCATTATTAGCTCCTTTAGCTGCAGGAATAGGAAGAGCTGGTGCTATGGCTGCAAATGTTGGATCTAAAATAGGACAAGGAGTAGGAAGAGCTGGACAAGCTGCAGGTAATGCAGCAGGAAGAGTAAGTGAAGCAACAGATGGTGGTAAAAAGATAATAGACGCAGGTAATGCAGTAGGTGATTTGGCAGTAGATGCTATGGACGCAGCAGAAGATATTGGAATATCTGGACGTGCCGAAGACAGTAGTTCAGACAGTAGTTCAGACAGTATTTAGACAAATATATATAAACTACCTTATATAATTGTAGTCAATAACATGACAGACGAAGACAAAAAACCTGAAGAAGAGAAGAAAACAAATCCTTTTGCTGAAGCTGACGAAAAGAAAGTGAAAGCAGAGGATGATAAAGACAACAAAGAAAAACAGGCTGACGACAAAAAAGAAGAAGAAAAAGCAAAAGCTTTTGAAACTTCTGTAAAATCTGGCTTAGATGGTTTATCTGAGCAATTGACGAAATTCGCAGAACATCTAAAAGGCATAGACTCTAGAATAAAAGCTCTAGAGACTCCAACTGATCTACCAGCTGCCCCAGCAGGTACCACAGGATCTGATAATGATGTCGGAGCTGATATTACAGTTCCAGCACAACCTTATCCTCAAGGTGAACAAGCAGGGTTAGACGATGATAGAGCAAACGCAAATGCCCCAGCAGGTGATTCGGCACCATCAATGCAAGAGAAACCACTCCACAAGAGTGTAAATCTAGTACAGAAGTCACAGCACACGTTTTCAACTGAAACCCCACGACCAAACGCTGCAGTCGAGAAAGCAGGAGAAAGTCACACCGACTTTAGCCCAATTCTAAAAGACGCAAGAAGCGAAGGTTTCGAGGGATTAAGTAACGTAGCAAGAAACATTCTGAAAGGAAAATATTACACACCAACAGACGAAGAGGTAAGAGGTTTCTAAAATGGTCCAAATAAAGACTATTGATGAACTCGAAGCTCTATACTATGGTTACAACAGAAACCTACTTAGAAAAGCTGACGCACCAGCAACAACCTCCACAGCAGGCGTTTTTAACGCTATCTATGGAGCATATGCATGGGCGCAACTCAACTTAGAGGCAAACGCATTTGGTATTTTGCCAAAGTATCCATGGGATAAATCTGGATGGAGGGTTATTACTGCAAAGCCTGTGCTTAACACCAACAGTGGCAACACTGCATTAGGTGGTACAGCAGAAGGTGGAAACATTGCTGAAACAGTGAAGCCAACACTCCAAGAAATCGATGTTAGACCAAAGACAGCACAACTGCCTTTCTCAGCATCCGAAGTTATGGAATGGTTAGCAACACACAGTAAGGACGACATTTGGGGTGGACTTGGTTCACTTCGATTGTATATGGCAGTACAACACAAAGAATTCCTCAACAGACAACTACTTGCAGACGTAGAAAGTACAGTAACTGGATCTGGTACAAACGCTGGAACAACAGACTTTGAGTCATTAGACAGAATTGTTTCATCTAACGCAGAAGAAACTGCATTAGGTGCATCAACAACTGGCTATTATGATCCATGGGCTGCCAACGCAACCATTGACCGAGATAGTTCAAGTACATTCGATAGTACAGTTGAATCAGCTTCTGGAACAATAGGTACAAACGGTGTCTTAACTGACGACACTCTTAGATCTTTCTTACGAAAGATTAGGATTGCTGCTGGTAAAGATCCAAACGTATTCTTAGGTTCTCACGAGGTATACTCTGAAATACAAGGACTATATATGCCTTCTGTACGTATTCCAAACCCATACGGTGAAAGTTTAGTACAGGTAGACGTAAATGGTATCCAAACATTCAAAGGAACAGGCGTTGGTATTCACGTAGATTCAATCTATGGAATTCCATTCATTCCAAGCAAAGATGCACCAAGCGACTCTGGCGATGCCACTGAAATCGGAAGATTATTCGCATTCGATACATCTGACGCAGAAGGATATGGTTACCCAAGAATCGGTATCCAAATCGCAATCCCAACAGAGTACTACGAAGCAACAAGACGTTCACCAGGATATCCATTTGTCAACAATGCATTTGTTGAGAAAGGAGTATTCAGAACTATGGGCGAAACTGTTTGTAGACACTTCAAATCACAAGGTAAGATTAGAGATATAAAACTCTAGAATAAAATTGATTGGCTTCGGCCAAATTTCTATTTTTTTAGTAATTATTAAATAGTAGTATTTAAAGCATTTATTATGGTACAACTATATCATAACGAGAAATTAGCGAAGGCAAGGGATTTAATAATAATATTCCTACTTGGTTCTATTTTAATAGAATCACTCACAGGAGTACATTTATTAGGCACTTGGTGGAAGTAATCTTTATAAGTCTTTAACTTCTCAATATATCAATGGCATTAACAATAAGTTCATCAACATGGACAGATGCTAACGTGAGAAAAACTCTCTCATGGCAAGCAGCCTTAGTATCAAAGCTGCGAGTATATGCTATCAAAGTCACCTTCGGTGCTTCTGATAACTATGCAACCAACGGAGTGTCGGCTGACCTCAAAGAGGGCAGGATATCTACACTAGTTGCAGTGATTCCTACATATACGGATTCAAAACTAGTAGTACAATACGACAAAACCAATGAAAAGATCAAAATTTTCACAGGTTCAGGAAACGGTAATATCTTAGCAGAAGTACCAAACTCCTCAGCGTTAGTGAACTCAAAAGTATTCGAGTTCCTAGTCATAGGCTACTAGTCCAAAAATAGCCCATTTTTTTTCTTTCTTTTGGTAAACTTTATATATATTCACATTTATACTAAAGCATATGGTAGAACTGAATCACAATGTTGTATCTTTTAATGCAGACACATTAATTAAAGGATCACATGGAGTAGTAGTAGCAGTTTTCTGTTCAAAGAAAGGGAGTTCTGGAGCCAAATGTGAATTAAGAAATGGAGTAAATGCGTCTGCCACACCAATAGAGTTTACTGTATTTGGTGAAATAGAGGGAAATTATCAAAATATTCACAGAAGATTTGAATCAGGTATATTTGCTGATATAACAGGATCAGCCGAATGGACTGTTGTATTTAAGTAAATTTAAATACTGTAAAGGTTTATATAATTCATGGTAACAACATATTGTTCTACAGGAGATATAGCCGATTTTCTTAGAATACCAATAACAGCTACAACTACACCTAATAAATTACAGGTTGAAAAATTAATAAATAGGAAAGAAGACGAACTTGACAGGAGAATGGGTCATGCATGGAGATCAAAAAAAATAACAAGAGAGTTACATGACTTACCACTTCTTTATACTTTTGGTTGGGGTACACCTTTATTTTTAGCACATAGAAATCTTTATGATTTTGATGCAGCCGAAGGAGATAAGATAGAAATATGGCAGGGAGCTTCTTCAATATGGGAAAACATATTAGGAAACAGTGAATGGTATGACGCAAATTATGAAAGAGGTACAGTACATCTAAGAGGTTTTATATTTTCAATTTTAAGAAAGAACAGAGTTAGAGTAACTTATAGATATGGTGGAGAATCATATGGAGGAGACACCACAATTCCAGGAGATATTGAAGACTGTGTAGTAAAAATGACAGCAATAGAAATTGTCAATACAAGTTTCAGAATGGATAGACTCCCAATGGGTGGTAGTGGTATAGATTTACAATCAGTAAAAGCAAAATGGGAAACAGACATTGAGAAATGTATCGATAATAGAAGAGAAGTATACATAATACCATAATGATACCACATAGTGTTAAGGGAATGCTATTGAACGCAATGCAGGGTAGAATGTTAAATAAATTTAGAAGTAAATCAGGTTCACAAAAAATAACTATAGAGAATATGGAAGAGATAATAACAAATGAATTAGTTAAAAGAGGAGAGATGAATACAAAAAAATGGTTAATTAATGAACGTGGATTCAATGCAAGACAAGTTAATCAAGGACTTGTATGGAATAAATCAGAAAAAGGAAGAGGTGGAAGTGTAACAATGAGAGCTGGTCTAAAAGATATTATGGATTATGAATTTTATGGAGTACCGAAAGGAGTATGGCCAAATGCTAAAAGGCTTAAAAAATGGGTGGAAACTAGAGTTATTCAGAGAGATGTAGGACTTAGAAAAGAATGGTTAGGTAAAACACCTAAAGGAAAAGATAGCATGGTTGATAGTCTAACATATGTATTTGGAAGAGCGATATACAATAACGGTTTACAAAGATATGCTACTATAGATCCAATGAATAACCAGCCAACAAGTAATGAAGAAGAAAAATTCTATAGCAAATATGATGAAAGTCATGAACCTATAGTGGTTTATTATGGGAAGGCAGGAAGAAGACAAAGAAGAATAGTTCCTAAAAGACGTTATGAAGATGAATATCAACGAATGACTAATAAAGAATGGTCAGATATGGAGGTATAATGGCTATAGCAACTTATGATGTAATTGATGACGTAATATCCATGCTCAAGACTAAATGGAATAGTAGTTCTGGTGGGCAAATACCAAGAATAGAAAGGATATGGGATGAAAAGACAATAGGATTTGGTGATATGGGAATAAAGAAAGGAATAATATTAATAGAGCCTACTAACGAATCTATAAAATATTTTAGTCTTGGTGGTACAAACCATTTACATGGAGTAGATTTAACATTAGATATAAGATCATATCAAAGTTTGGATAGGCACGCAGAATTAGTAAAAGAAGTAGTTAGGATTATAAAAGATCAAATAACAAGAACTGGATCTGTTGATTTGAGGATAGTTGGAACGGAGCCACTTAGCCGTCTTTACAGAAATATGTTCAGACATATGGTCAGAATAACATATAGAAAAATAGACCCATGAGAGTAATCTTTATAAGCAAATATGGCAAACAGTTAGTGATATAAATGGTAAGAACAGGAGCATCCTCGTACGTGAGATATGACTGGGAAAACACATTTGGTACTGCTGCTTTTGACAACGCTACTCATAAAGCATTCGGATTAAATGCCAGATTAGGATCATGGACATTAGGAAACTCACCAAAAGAATTACCAAGACTCAATCAAGTCGAAGTAGCACAATATGCCTTCGGACAACAAGCAGGATCATTATCAGTAGATTTCGTATTATCAAACCCTTGGATTTTTAGGGCGCTTTATGGAGCGCAAACAACAACAGGTACTGGCCCATATGTTCATACATGGGGTACAACTGGAGATGTTTCTGGAGCAAAGTCAGTAACTCCTTTCTCAGTAGAAGTAGGATTTGCAGCACAAGATGCAAACATTGTAAGAACAGCAACTGGATGTATATTAAACTCTTTATCAATAGGTGCTACGATAGACGGAACAATTGATTGTTCTGCTGATATAGCATACGGAAATGAAACAGATAACGGTACAACATATCATACAGCCCCACCAAATGATGATGTTAACTTCCCATACACATTTGCTCATGGAGAACTAAGATGGTATGGAGATGACGCAGCAGATACAGATGCAACTGGATCTGTAGTAGCAGAATTACAAAGTGCAAACGTAACATTTGGACAAAACCCAACATTACTTTATACAGTAGGATCACATAGAGCAGTAGCCTCATACAGAAGAGTGTTTGATATAACAGGAAACTTCAATGCATCATGGGTAAACAATAAAAAATTACTACAAATACTTGACCAAATAGAGAAACCACTAACAAAATCATACATCAGAGAAGGAGTAGCTGGTGCAGCATTAGACGCAGTATTAACATTTGATAACGGTGGAAGTGGAACTGCAAAGAAAGCAATAACATTAAAACTATCAGGAGTTAGACCAGACAGTATATCAATAGATGGTATAGTTCCAGTAGAGCCAGTATTTGAAACAATTAACTGGAGAGCAAAGACAGCATCCGTAATTGCTGATAATAATATAGCAACAGCTTTATAGAAACCTTTATATATACATTTAATAACATGGTATTATGGGATTAAAGACATTCACTATAGATTTTAAGGGAGTAGCTGCCGAAATAGAATACGAAGATGATATGCCTTTTGGTAAATTTGAGGAAATAATTAAGAAGTGTGCTAATTTTCAAGAGGGAACAAATCCAGTTACAAACGTTCAGACATACAGAAAGGAGATAATGTTAAACACATTAAAAAAGGCACCTTTTGAGATATCTGAAGATGGATTAAATTCGTTAGGTTATAAGGAGGTTACAAGTATCGCAGAGAAGATACTAGCAGCATACCCTTTAGGGAACTACTTGAATCAAATGATGAAACCCTTCGAAGACTCGATCAACAAGATCAGTTAGTATATAAAATATACGTTACCTGTGCAAGCCAATTTGGGTGGGATAAGGAACAAGTAGACAGACAACCATTTAAATACATAAAGAAATTATTAGTAGTGTTAAGGGATGAATTAACTCCTGGCTCAAAGGGTATGGAGGTAGGACAACAAGCGAAAGGTGGCCCATTTGGCAAGCCTAAAAAACATAAAAATCCAAGGGCTATGCATGCAAAACACCAAAAGAAAAAGAGACAATAGTAATAATTATAAACTAAGACGACACATCAATATATATGAGTGAAGAAGAAGGTGGAGCTAGTTTTAGTATAGGCTTTGAAGATAGCAGTTTAAAAGGAATGAAAAACCTGGAAAAACAGCTTAAAGGTCATATTAAAGGACAAGCACAGATGGGTGGTATGTTCCAGAAATTTCAAAAAAATCAGGGTCAAGTAGTACAATTATTACAACAACAATTAAAAGTACAACAATTAATGGCTAATGCTTTGGGTAAAATTGCTGCAAATGCACAGTTACAAAGTAAATTAATGAGACAGTTAATTACTGCAGGGAAGAAGAAAAATAAGAAACAAGGCCCAATGCAAAATATGCCACCTTTACCAGTGTGGATGAAACTACAACAGAGTTTCCAGAATGCAGTTAAGAATTTATATTCCATGTTACCAAAACAACTACAGGGATACTTAAGACAACTTCAAGCTTCATTAAAATCTCACTTAGGTAAGGCTTGGAGTAGAATGACAGCAGCACAACAAACTGTGTTACGAAAGGCGTATGGTAATATGGCAAAATTTGCTCAACAGCAATATAATAATGTATTTAAACTGGTTGCAAAAGGACTGTCTGCTGCAACAAAAGCTAACGCAATAGTACAAAAAGTAACAGGTGGCGCTCGAAAGATTTGGCAAAAAACTGGTGGTGCGCTTGCAGAAAAAATGCCAAAAGGATTGGGTGGATCTCTTTTGACTGGTGGAATGATGGCAGCAGCGTCTGGATTAATCGTAAAAGCTATACAAGCATCTCCACTTATGACAGCCATGATGAAAATAATGAATACTGCATTCACATTAATTCTTAGACCTATAGGAGATTTCTTCGGTGCATTCTTTAGGCCATTATTTATTTATTTCCTTAAGGAAGTTGCTATACCATTCTTCCAAGCTGGAAGAGGTTGGATGAAAGAAGGTGAGAAATGGGGTCATGTAGCATTAGGATTTTTCATTGATCCAGTAATGGCAATTTACAGTGGTGCAATGAAAGCTATATCACAGGGATGGGGAGCATTAAAAGGATTGTTTGGATTTGAAGCAACACCAGCATGGGTAGATCCGTCAACAGGACTTGCAGAAGCAGGAGGGCCACTAGAAGAGATAGACTTATTCCAAAGAGATCCAGCAAAATGGTTAAGACAACAGCACGGACTAGAAGAAAAAACGTTTGGATCAGCAGGGGTTAATGCACAATTTGGAACTGAAAATAATATATTTACAAAACTTTGGGATTCAATAACTGGTGGAATTATGGCTGGTGGGCCACTTGGTATGTTACTTGGTACATTATTTAATACTACTGACTGGGAATCAATGTGGGGTGGTATAACAGATTTCTTTGGTAATATTCATTCTGTATTAGGTGATGCACATACATGGCTTTCTGATGGATTTCGTAATATATGGCAAGCATTACAAAACGGTTGGGAGTGGCTAATAAGTGCATTTCAAACTATAGTATCTGGAATAGGAAGTGTGTTAGGTGGTCTTGTTACATGGTTATCTGGTATAGGAGGTAATTTTGGACAGACTTTGCAAAATGTAACAAATACAATGGCTGGAATAGGAAGTGCAACACAACAAGTTGTAGGTGGTATTGCAGGACTAGGTACAGTTATTTATGATGGTATGACTTCTGTTGGAGAAACTATATGGAATGGAGTTCAGGGATTAGGGGAAGGAATAAAAACAGGTATAGCAAGCATGATTGGAGAAATTAAAATAGGAGAGATAGATTTAGGTGCAGGATTTAACACAGTAGTAGATGTATTAACTACTGCTGGAAATACTATAATGGCAGCAGTAAACATTGCTACAGGTGGAATCATGGGTGGAACACCTACAGGAAGTCCAAAACCACCAAGAAATATACACGATGTTGCTGACGCACAAATTACTGGGCCAGGAACTTATACTTTAGGTGGTATGACACATTATGGGCAACCATCAGATATTGGTGGCCCAGGCACAAAAGTATCAGTGACACAACCAATTATGAGTAGAGAACAAGCACAGGCAACTGCTTTAAAACAACTAGGTGGCCAACAAATGCTTGGCGATATAGCAGGAAATAGATTTGAATCATCACCAGGAAAATTCCTTGATGTATATAAAACCGTTGCAGGCGAAAAAGTAAAGATAGACCCAAAATCAGCTGAAGGACAAAGAATACAAGGAATATATAATAAACAATATGTTAATAAAATACAAAACGAAGCACAGCAAGCACACGTTGGGAAAGTAGGATCATTCTCTACTGCAGCAGAAGGTCAAGCATATGTAATGGCTGGTGGAGGAGAAGCTGGATTAGCAGCAGCAGCATTAGCAAAAGATCAAGGATTAAACTTACAAACATTTGAAGGGTTAGCAGCATTAGGTGATCAAACAGGAATAACTCATCCTCATGTACAGGCAGCACAAGCTGCAATAAAGGTCGCACCAAAAAATTATGGTTATGCTTCAAATGTTAATATTGGTTCGTTTGGCTCTGCCCCCCAAGGGCCAGCATCATACTCTGGTGGTGGTGGTTTTACTGGAAGTAGAGGCCCAGGTGGAAGTAGTGGGCCATCAGGTGGATCAAAAGGTGGTACATCAAGTGGATCTTCAAAAGGAACTGGTGGAGGATCAACTGGTAACACTGGAGGAAGAGGCCCAGGTGGAAGTAGTGGCCCTTCAGGAAGTGGTGGGTCAACAGGTGGTGCTGGTGGTACATCAAGTGGATCTTCAAAAGGAACTGGTGGAGGTAAAGGATCTACTGGAAGAAGTAGAAGAGCTGTTGGTGGTATTATAGATGAACCTATTATAGGTATTGGATTAAATAGTGGTAATGAATGGAGTTTTGGTGAGACAGGAAATGAATGGGTTACTCCAATGAATCAAATGGGTAGTGATGATGGTACGCCTATAAATATATACATAGGAAGTATAACAAAAGAAGCAGATTATAATAAATTAAAACCATTAATACAGAGATGGATATTAGAAGCAGCTAGTAGGAGAGGTAGTGTCTAATGGTCTATAAAATACAGATAAAATTAAAGGATAGTTTAGGTGCAGTGAAAATTGCATATGAAGCAAGTAACCTATCTAATTTTGATTATTCATTAGCAATGCCATCATCAACTTTTGGGTTGCCAGAAGACTACAAAGAATCTGCTATAATTACAAAGGCAGAGGGTAATACTGGTAAGGTTGTATTTGGATGGGTTATAAGAGATGAAGCAACAACACCTTTCACTTCAATGGCATCTTGGAAAGATTTATGGCCAGATGGGGCTATAACATCAGTACCACACCAAAGTATATCTACCACATCAACATACTACTCTAGATTAATTAAAGAAGGCTCCACATACCAAAATTATTCATTACTAACAGCAGATGGACAAATGATAGCGTTGTCGGAATTGTTTGAAAAGAGGGGTTTTACTAGTGAAGAAAGACATGAATTTATATTAAGGAATGATACAGACGGTTATAATATATTCCACGAGGAGGGTTTAATACAAAGAATGTCATTTCAAAAATCTGGATCAGATCCAGTTACATGGAATGCTTCAATAGAATTCCAAATAGGAGACGTTGTTGATTCAACTGCATAATAATGACAATAGTAAAACTCTTTATCAATAATGTAGAAAAGAAACTCCACAGTGTAGAACTTACAAAAGAAGGAGAAAGGGCAATAGACCAAATAAGATTAACAGTTCCTAAAGCTGTAGAGGTTAATGTAAATCAAGAGTTAACATATTTACAGGACATGGTAGATATAACAAAACTAATAGCAGTATATAATATGCAGGGTAATGCAGAAGATGAAAGTGGATATTCACATAATGGAACCACATCAAATATAACATATGGTTCAGATACATGGGGTGGTAAATCATCTATATTCAATGGAACAAATGCAAATATATCAATACCAGATAATACAAGATTTAATTTTTCTGCTTCATTTGATATTTATATTTGGGCTAAGTGGACATCAACTACAACTGGTATGAATTTACTATCAAAAAGATTAGAGGGTGATGTCTTTCAAGATAATGTATATCAGCCAAACGTATTTACAGCATCTGGAGATAACGGAATATCCATTCAGGTAAATGCTGCTACAGCAGGGGATGTTAGAACACAGATAGGTGGTACATTAATAACAAGTTCATCTGCTGGATTCAATGATGGTGAATGGCATTTAATAAGAGTTACAAGAGATCTAAATAATTTAGTAACTTTATATGTAGATACGATTTCAAAAGGAACATCAACAGTAACAGGTAATTTTACAACATCAGAAGACTTGACAATTGGGAGTGATTTCTATGGTAGTTATTTTAATGGGGAAATATCAAGGGTAAGATTGTACAGTGCAACACTTACTTCAAATATGGCTAACAGTATTCACACAAACAGAAACCCAAGAAGTGTAATAAAATTTGGTGGTAAAATAACAAAGATAGATTCTGCATTAACAGACAGAGAGATAATAGGCCAAAGTTTTGGAAAGATTTTAGCAGAGACTGAAATTAACGGACAGGTATTCACTAACAGAACACCAGAATATATAGTAGAAAATATTGTAGAGAGTAAAACCAATCTAATATATAATAGTAGTAGTGCTGCGTCTGGAATAACATTGGCACAATACACAGCAGATGGAAAATTAATAGATGTGATAAAAGATCTGGCCTCACTAACAAATAGAATTTTCTATACAACTGGGTCTAAATTATTAGTTTTTGATGATGTAAGTTTTAATGATTTGGATTTAGTATTAGAACATGGAGGAAATATAGCAGTTCATGATGACGGTTATGATGACACAGAAATAGTAAATGATTTAACAGTTCTAGGTCAAAACTTAAGGTATAATACAACACAATTATTTTCAGGTAATAATTCAAACACAGTATTCACATTAGATAATAATCCAGTAACTGTGAGGGTTACAGTAGGTGGTACTGAAAAAATACCTGAAACAGATTATGACTTTGATACTATGGCCAGAACCATAATATTTGCAACTGCCCCAGCAACTGGATCAAGTAATGTAAGTGTAGAATATATATTTGAAAGACCTCTATATATTAGAGGAACAAAAGAAAGTAGTATAACTACTTATGGTGTTCATGCAAAGAAATTGAATCTCCCATGGATAAGTACAAGGCAGGATGGTGTTCGTTTTGTCCAATCATATCTCAACAGATATAAGGATATAAGCAGAAAAATAAAACTTACTACTGGTAGAATGTATAATAGTTTACAAGAGAATGATATTGTACAGGTAAAAAATACAATAAAATCATTAGATGGAGACTTTGTTATTAAGAGTATTAAATGGACATACCCAAAAATAACCACAGAAATAGAGGTAGGGGAATATTACTTCGATTTCTTTGAATATGATAAGGAAATTGTGGCTAAAATACATGACCTTGAATCTGCTGTTACTAGGGTAAAAGATGTAAGAGAATATGAATCACCTGAAGAATCAATATCATTAGCAGACGCAATAATAATGAAGTTAGAAAACTTTAAACTCACAGAAAGTTTAAGTATGACAACAACATCCAATATATATGATAAGCTTTACAATACGTACAGTCAAGGAAGTATTAGTATTACATTCCAGCCGAGTATATTTCAATCAAACGTATTTACAATCGTTGGAAGAACATCTTCAGCGACATCAGCAACTTACGGATCTAGAGTCTCAGGAGCGTGTTATGTAAGTGGCTAGCCAAACAGTTCCCCTTAACGGACATTTAAGGATAAAAGCATGGGAAAAACAGGCAGATGGCACTGAAAAATTGGTTAAAGACGACCTTATAAAAAACCTAATAGTAGACGTAGGTAAAGATTCTATAATGAGAAGACTAGGTAATATGACTGGTGGAGGATATGCAGAAAATATAGGAGTAGGAGACTCAACAACAGCAGCAGCAGCAGGCCAGACAGACTTACAGGCTTCAAGTAATAAAACATACAAAACTATAGCAAGTGGTGATTACGTTTATACTAGACCTACTCTTTTCATAAGTGTAGACTTTGGATATTCAGAAGCGAATTATACGTGGAATGAAATATGCCTAAGAGACAACAACGATGTTTTATTGGCAAGGCAAGTTGACGCATCTCCACTCGGAAAGACAACATCTAAAAGAGCGATAGTGGAGTGGCAACTTAGCATATGAGTCGTATACTTATACCAAGATCTGATTCAATATCTGCAAAGATTATTGAGCCATCTGACTTTGAGAAGATGTTCAGCTCTGATATTGTAAAGGATTATAGAAAAACTGGGTTTGCAATCACAGCAGGATCAGGACTTGCAGTAAATGTAGCAGTAGGGGTAGCTAGAGTAAAAGGATTATATCTTGAATCTAATGCAGTTGAAAGCGTATCAAGTTTGACAGCAAGTAATACAAATTATGTTTATATAACATTGGCGAGGGATTCAAACAGTGAAGCAGAATCATGGAGTTTAACAAAGAATACAACTGGAACAACACCAGCAGACTCTTTCTATATAGGAAGTGTGGTTTGTGGTGGTAGTTCTGTCACTAGTGTAAACCAAACAGATGTGGTGGATTCACCATTAGTTATTAATACAGGAGAAGATTCAGTCATATCAAAAAAATCAGTAACAATAGGAGATTACACAACACCAACAGCAGTAACAGCTTCAAGTGCAGCAACTAGTTTTGCTTCAGCTAATGCGAAAGATAATAATACCAGTACTGTTTGGAAGACCAATGCTGAAACAAACCCATCAATATATGCTGATATGGGTTCAGCAGCAAACCTATGTGCATTGGCCTGGTATCATGATTCAGCAACAACAGAAACATCAATAAAGATTCAATCCTCATCTAACGCTTCAAG